GCGCCTTGAGGTCTGCAACCGTGCCTTTGGCATTGATAAAATTCCGGTAGGTGCCGATTGTGATACCGCGATTAGTTGCCCCGCCTGGGTCGCGCGGGTGATCGACAAAGCCGCCCTCGTGAGCCAGCGTTCGGGGGATGCAGATTTCAGCGCGTGTCATGGCTTGCGTCCTTTTTAATGTGATGTAATAAAATCGCCATGATCGTTCACAATGCGCAGGACCAAACAGCGAAACCCACGCGGACCAGAGCAGCGACGAATGGCGGTGCGAGTAGGCGCGGGCGCATAGTGATTGGTCCGCGTCACGAAAGCAAAGGCGATGTATCCTGCGCGATACTGTTGGGCGTGTCATACCCCGATGCGGGCGCGGCTAACCTCGCCTACATCATGGTCTAGCACGATGCTAACTAGGGCACGAGACGCGCTGTAGGCGTGAGAGTATGCGTGAACATCTTTGGGAATGATCGTGCCGACACTTTCAAATGTCATCCCTCCGACCTCTTTTTTAGTGGCATGATGCACATGCCCAGACAGCGCCAGCCTATGAAGTGTGCGGCCCCATAGCTCCGGCCACTCAGATGCGGCGAATGTCACCAGCCGTTCAGGTTTGGCTCGGTCTCCGTGGTGCAACAGCACCATGTTTTTTCCGAACTCGTAGCAATAGAACTCGCCCGCGCTGGTGATGACTTCCACCCCAGGCGTGTCGCGGTAGTGTTCGGCCAGTGCCAGAGTTACGGCGTGATGGGCTGTGATGTCGTGATTGCCCCGGCACCCGCGATAGATCACTAGCGGATACTTGGCCCGCAACGCGTCGATCGCCCATCGCATAGCGGCAACGGCGCGGCGCAGGATCATGAAATAGCGCGTGTCTGCGTCAAGCTGGTTGCCTGACTGTGGCGTGACGTTGCGCTGGTCGTCCGTATGCGTAAGATCCCCTAGCTGCGCCAGCACGGCGACACCAGCGGCGGGCGTAACGCTGACCAGCCGACCGAACGTTGCAGAAAAAACTTCGCCGGCTTTCTTGCTGTCCCAATCAACGCCCGTTTCCTCTTCATCCGCCAGCATCCCCATATGTAAGTCTGCAACCGGGAATATTGCGCACAACTCTTTAGCCGCCGCAGGGGCAATGATTGTTGCAGCAGGGGCGCAATCTTCCAGCCCTTCTTTGAGCGCCGACACCATGTCGACCGGGTCACGTGTATCATCGGGCGCGCGCCAATATACGCTATCGCTGGTGCCGTCTGCGTTTTTAACCTTGCGCCAGCCAGCCCTTGCAATGCCAACGTCTAGGCCGCTGTGCAGGATCGCCTCGCGCTGCCCTTGCGGCGCTTCCTGCCACCTTGCCGCGCGCTCTAGGCGACTCCGCAGGCTCTTGCCGTCAATCCCCAGCGCCCTTGCCGCTGCACGCTGCGACCCATGTTCTGCAACGGCGTCAATCGCCGCTTGCTGGTCTGCGGTTATCATTGCTTGTCACGGCTGTCAGCTGCGGCAGCGCATTCAAACTCAATCCCGCGATAAGCCATGCTGTCAACATAGCTGTCACGGTGCATAGGGCTGTTTTGCGATCTAGCCATTTTAGTTGCGGTGTGAAGCTGGGCAACTTCACGGGCAGTAATGTCGCGCCCCGTCCAAGCGTTAAAAATATCAGCAACGTGTTGCATATTTTCAACTGGCGGTCCGTAAGTCTCATTGCGATCACCTGCGGTCAGTTTAGCCGCTTCGGCAAGGCAGGATACACGCAATGGCGTTGCGGCATTAGACAATATTGTGTCGTTTGGGAAATAGTCAGTCATCCGTCAACCCCCGGCTTTTTTGCTGCAATGATGTTGCCGCCATGATCTAGCCCGACAAACCGCTGTTGCTCTCGGAATTGATCGGCCAGAAACTTTGCCATTTCATCATGGGGCAAGCATGGCGCAATGGCAAATGCCGGGAACCCAAACGCAATAAACGCAACGGAAAGTAATAGTCGCATATCTAAGCACCTTTCATCTTTGCAAAAGCGAACGCAATGCCAGCAGAAACAACTATCCAAAACACCCGTTCAACAAATCGTAGAGTTTGCCCGTTGCTACCCGCCTGCGTTTCTATTGCCAGCAGCCGCGCGCCCTGTGCCGATCGGTCCTTGTCGATTGCGTCCAGCCGGTTAAACAAAGTAACCATTCGTTCCTCAACCCGCGCCAGTGCGACAATAGCTTCGCCCATCTGGTCCAGCTTGGCTTCTATGCGCGCGAGTCTAGCATCTTCAGACATTAAAACAGCTTTCCGGTGTAAAGTCTCAATGCAATGCCGCGTTTGCATTCATCAAATGTTTTGCCCGTAGAATACAAAGACGATGACAGCACTTTTGCGTATTTGTCCAGCTCGTTTGGATCGTTAGTGAAGCCCGCTGCGTATGCTGAAGCCTCTGCCTTGAATCTAAACCATGCCGAGAAACGGTAAAACGCCCCCATCACGCCAACCGAAAGAAACATTGCGTAATAGGAAACAAATGGCGCAAAACTTGCAAGCGCAAAAATAACGGCTGCCGAGAATAGCGTGACCGCCCACCATTGTTTAACGTGGTGTAGCTCATGGGTTAGCATCTTTGCCGGGTAGTCGTGCGGCAGCATCACAACAAACGCTGCCGACTTGCCAACTGTCCCGCGCGGCCGACGCTCAAAGATAACCGCTGGCGGGCGCGTCTGGGCTTTCATGCCTCGCCTTCAAGCGCATCAATGCGCGCGGTCAGGGCGTCAATCTTTGCCAGCGCCTCTTGCAGTGCAGCGGTCAAAATTGGTGTCAACTTTGAATAATCAACGGATTGCATGTCGGGGACAGATCGCGTCCCCATAATAGCCTCAGTTAATACACCACCCTGAGCATCAAGAACCGCTGGTGTGATTTCGTAATCCTCTTCCTTCATAGCATCTTTAGCACCTTGAACAGCGCGAGGGTGAACCTCTTGTAGTTCATGGGCAAGGAATCCATCGTACCACAAGCCGTCGGATTTTGCTGTGTAGGTGCAAGGCCGCATCATCTTTACAATATCAGCGGCACCCTGAACAGGCGTGATGTTCTCTTTCAGTCGGTAGTCTGACGATGTGTTGTAGGCTGTGGCGGACGCGGTGACTGAGATTGAACCAACTAACGAATCAGTCTTGTTGAATAGCACAGCGTCACCGTTGACGCCGTTCCTGTTAATTAGTAGAGCGGCACCCCCTTGTTTACTTGCAGTAAGGAGTTGGCCGATACCGCGAAGCTCAATCCCGTCGGATGCTGTGTCACTGACAGTTTTGCCCACCAGCAGGTTACCGGTGGAATCAATAGTGATTGCGTTCGCAGTAGAATTGTCTGTTATACCGCCTAAACCAATGTCGGCCTTAACCTGCGCAGGCGTTCTAAATTCACCGCCGTTTTCAGCCGCATTTACCCTAAACAATTTTAACGCCTGGCCAGTCAAAGGCGGCAAGTTTCCGGCCAGTGCTGTAGCCAAAACAGTATATCGAACGTTATCAGTGAAAGTAATCATTGCCGCAAGCTCTGGCCCGTTTGTAGCCGTCAGCCATGTTAAAAAGTTGTCAATATTGACGTCAAATGCGTCATTAGATTGGCCTTTTGCGGGCAGCGTGTCAGGGTAAATCGTGATTGTTGGGGTCGTCATAATTCTTCCGCCTCAATAGTTGCTTTGGAAAATCCGACTCCAACAGCCGTTGGGTTTGCGGACGATAAAGTTCCGTAGATTGTAAATTCTGGGTATTGATCGCTTGCAGAAAAGACTGCGCCAATTCCATCAATGTCTTCCACCAACCGCCAGAAAGCGTCAGCCTCATAATTCAAAAGCGTTGTGCTGTAAGAAACCACAGATGATGTCGTACGGCGCAGCAATGAAGTCAGGGTGCCTTCGGTTTTCTTAAACGACCGGCTTTTAAGCGTCTTTGATGTTCCAGTTCCAACAACGCCAAAATTTGACACAAGGCCAAAAGCAATTGTGCCAGCCCTTGCCGTGCCGCCCGTGTTTGTTATTGTGATGTCGATGGAAGCGCCTTGCGGTATGTTAAGTTCAAAATTTATATACTTTCGCTCAAAAGATGCTGGGATAAACATCCAGCGCCAAAGTGAACCCTCATATTGAGTGTCGTCCTGTAAGGTGTAGCTAATGTTCGCGGCGTCACCAGTTGTGCTGACTGTTGCAACGATTGAAATCGTGGCCGCTTGCAAGCCAAACATAGCAATCCCACCCACGCGGGTTAGACTTTCAATAGTGTAGGTAATTGACTCCGCGTTGCTGGTCTTTGTTTCAACAACTCGAAATTTATCAACGCCGACTTGCCGATCAAACGCCGCAAACCTATTGGCAGGGCCAGCGTCAAACCAATCCGTGGCCGTGTCGCTTGGCTGTTGGCTTGTGCTTGCTGCGCTAACCTCAAACAGCCGCTCCCCTACCCGCCTTTGCGTCCCCAGCGGGTAGGTGCCAGCAGTCCATGCCGTTTCTAATGCCACGTTTGATGCCGTAATGTTGGCATCAGCAACGACCAGCGGCACAAGTATTTTCAGGGGGCTGCTCATGCTGCGGCATCCAATGTTAGGGCGTTGCTGAAATCAGTATTTTCTGCCGTTTGCCTAGATGAATTAGCGGTTATTTCTGATGTAGACTGTAGCATATCTATGCGCGCATTCAAGGCTTTCAGTTCCGCAAGCATTTCGGCTTGGGATTGCTGCGGGCTGTATTCAATACCGCTTGATGCGCGGGCCAAGCCGCGTCTAAAATCAACACCAGTGGCGAAGTCGTTTTCGTTTATTGAAGAAAACAAGGCCGCTTGCGCTTGTGCGGCAGCTTGTGCGGCCTCTTCCGCAAGTGCATTGGTTTTTTCCTGAGCAATAGATGCGTCTTCAAGGTTAAATATTTGTTTTAGAATTGCCTTGTTAAGGTCGTTGGTCGCATTCATCTGCGCTTTACGCTGTCGTGCTAGCAGCTCTTCGCCTTTTCCTTGCAATTCCAGAACCCGGTTTTGCAGGTTGTAACGCTCTGAAGAAACCGCAAGCAATTCGTTCAGGCTGGAAATGCCTGGGACAACCGCCGCAAACGCGTCACCCATCTTTGCAAGCTCTGCGGTCACGGCACTCATTTTCTGCTCTTCGGTCAAGCCATTTAGAGAAAGCTTGAATCCAAAGGAAAACTTGCTGAAAGCGTCTGCGCCAATCCCCAAGCCAGCCGCAGCGGAAAGAACTGACTTTTGGATGCCGTCGATTGCGTTAGTAAGCGGTGACGCTGCGGCGGCGTTAAGTTGGCTTGTGCTTGTGCTTGTCCTCGACGACAGGCCAAAGAATCGGGACGTTTTGGTCTTGCTGAAACTCTCGACAACTGAGTTCATTCCCTTGACTGTAATCTGCAAGCCCTCGTCAAGCAGTTTTGTAGACTTGCCAAAAAACTTAAACACCCCGACAACAGCCAGCAAAGGCAAAGCAATAGCGCCAGCCGCAGCGGCAAGGCTGCCAAGGCTCCCCGTCACCGCGCCAAGCGTAGCGCCGATCTGACCAACACCAGCGCCAATACCGCCAGACATGAAGGCGCTCGCTGTGCCGGACAGGCTGCCCGCGAACACGCTGCCCAATGAACCAATGCTGCCTAATGAACCAATGCCGGCCAGAGATCCACCAAGGCCGCCTGCGCCGCCTGTGGCCGCAGATGCCGCAGTTCCCATCGCGCTTCCGCCCATGCCCAACGACAGCATAATCTTGTTCTTGATCGCAAAGGCAATCATCTGCTTTATCGTGGCAACAAATATATCCTTGATCGACTTCAAGCCGCCAGTAAAGCCGTCAACCATGTTGTCCACGGCCTTGCCGATGCCATCCACGACAAACCCCTGCATGGTGCTAGCGTAGCTTTGCGCTGCTTTCTC